AATGCCATTAAGGCGATAATAAATGCAATCCAGGGGGGTTTCGAGGGTGAGACCGGAATTACCCTCACCGATCAACCCGATCCAGGCGCGGACGATGGGCGTGTAATCGCCTGAATCCATGGCAGCGGCAAGGGTGGGATCAAGTTCACGCATAAGGAAGAAATAAGAAGTTACAAGTTAAGCGTTACTGTAACGAAAACGATCAATGCTGGCCATTCCAACGGTCACCCCAACCGCGCCGATCGGGCTCGGAGACGGAGGCTTTGCGCTGGCCAAGGCGGGCGAGGCCATTCTGAAAAGTGATGCGGAAATGCTCGGCAAGCTGCTGGTACTGGCGGATGACATCCGCGTTGAAGTTCAGAGTTTCAACCCGGCTGGAAGCACGGACAAGGCAAGCCTGCCAGGCGGCGCCATCAAGAAGGACGGGATCATAAAAAGCTGGAAGGGATGAATCAGTTTCGCCATCCAGGCCATTGATGGTATAGGGGGCGGTGTAGCGAATGATCAACAACTGGCCTTCGGCTTCAGGACTGCGAAGACGAAAGAACGGGCGATCATCTTCGAAGTAACGATCGAAATCGAGGCTGAGGTTGTAATCAGCATAGGTATCTGTACCCTGCCTGAGAACGTCCAGGATATCGAGAGCGTTGGATTCTTCGAACTCATACTCATATTGTTCAGCCACGGCTTCCACAGTGGCAGCGGCGTGCTGAGGGATGGCAAGATTAAGCTCTTTCAATGCCTGGCGGATGGCGGCGGCGCACAATGCATCGGGGAAATAGGTTCCATCATCATTGAGCAAGGCCTGGAGACTATCGGTGAGCTGGGAGAGGGTTTGAGTCATGGAATTCACATGGGGGGCTGGTCAGGAGACCACGCCCCAACGGGGAAATGGGGGGCTGGTCAGGAGACCACGCCCCAACGAGACCACGCCCCAACGAGACCACGCCCCTTTCAACCCGTGAATACAGGCGGGAAGCGGGAATCGAGGAACTTATAGAAACCGCTGGCGACAAGGCCCAGGGCAAGGCCGAAGAAAATGACCGTGAACCAGGCAGCGAAGCCCACAGGAAAGCCTGAGACGGCGACCTTATACAACATACCGAGGATCAAGCCGATGGACAGGGAAACGATGGTGAGAGGCCGTCCCTTGAGACCGAGCGACTTGATAAACTCCACCAGGCCGAAGATGACAGCGACCAGGGGAATGCCGGCGACAAGAAGAGTGGAAAAATCAGTCATAGAGACTCCTATAGAAAGAGGCAACCCCCCTTTGGTTCCCCCCATTTAGCAAGCAAAATGGGGGGAAAGAAACCAGGGGGAGAGAGAAGAGGGCTTATGCCCTCAACGTGAAATTGGCAACCGCGCCGAGGAACTCAAGGACCGTGCCGGCTGCACAGACACAGGCGAGCTTGCACAAGACATACTCATCGTTATCGATCCAGAAGGGAGTGGTGATCGTGACGGTGAGCTTGTGCTCATCAACATCCGCGGCATCAGTGGCCGCGGTGAGATCCTGGGTGACGGTTTGCGAAGAGACAACGGCATCTGCGCCATCCGCACCGCGGGTGACCTTATTCACACTGGCGGTGATGGACGTGGCGGCGGAAGTGCGGATCTCGTAGTCGATCTCGATGCTGGCCAACTTGGCGCCCTTGAGAGCGACCGAATTGGAGGGAATCAGGATCGGGATATTGACATTGGAGGTCTCAGCATTGGCGGCCTTGATCATCACAATGGTACCGGCCACCTGGCCGGCAGAATGGGTCCAGGTGCCGGTGACAAAGTGGAATGCAGTTGGCGGGATGAACTGCGACATATGGGTATCGTGAACGTATCCCATGGGAATTACTCCTTTTTGGTCTGGCGGTGAACATGGGCGGGTTTAACGCCCGCTTTTACAGGTGGAGAAGATATTGGAGCCGAAGACGGCTTGGGCGCAACAGGATGATGATCAGACTGCTGCAAGGCGGCAAGAGCCTGGGAAAAGGAAGTTTTGATCTTGCGGCCATCGGCAAGAAGAACGACCAGGTCATCCTCATTGAGGGAAAAGCCGATCGGAGGGAAGACAGGTTTGCCAAGGTGAGGTTTTTGAATACGGGCAAACGCCAATGCAACCTCATTAGCAAGATGATAATTGACCCTGGATTTATCGGACATAAGGCTCCTTTCCATAACGTCCCGAAGGTATAAAACCTTAAGGCTCCTTTCCGTAACGTCCCGAAGGTTTAGAACCTTCGGGACGGTTAATTAAAACTCCTTTTAGGCGACATTGGACTTGTGGAGCGGGCGGAAGTCCTGAACGAGGATGGCGGAGAACATGCGGACCTTGATGCGGTGCTCATCATTCATGAACACGGCGGGATCAGTCTCACGGCCGGCGGTATAGATCTCGGGCTTGAGGCCGAAACGCTCACCCACGATGATGGCCGGAGCGATGGCGGGGTCAACGACAGCAGCCCAATCGGTGACATCGGTCCACTCGGGGACGCAGACTGGCTCGACCCGGCCGCCCCAGGTGGCAGAGACCGCGGCGACATTTTGCGCGGAGGCTTCCCAGCGGGGAATAAACAGCGCATCGGCGGAGGGTTTTAAAGCGCGCGGCACAAGGCAGAAACGAGGCTCCACACCCATCTTGGGGCCGGTGCCATAATAGCCGGTGGCGTTCTTGATGAGCAGTGGCTGATTAAAGACGGCCAGGGCAACGGCGTTCCAGGCGGTGTAATCAGCGCCGATGGCGGTGGTGAGCAAGTTGGCGTGGCCGCCAGCGGTGGTGACCGCGGTGGCATTGAACAACGCGCCGGTATCGGCCATGGTGGGACCGACGCCGCTGTTATCAGTGAACACGGCGGCGACCAGGGCGGAGATCTTGCGGAGAGCTGCAGAGCCAAGCTCGGAGACATAAGCCTTGAGCTTGCGGCCATCATCCCGATCGATCAGCTCGAGGGTGAGGGGGATATAGCCGCCATACTTGGCGAACGAGGCGGTTTCGGGGCTATCACCAATGGCAAGCTCGGTGTATTCGCCGCCTTCGGCGACCTCGGGGAGTGCGCCGACCGTGCCGACCAGGACGCCGGTGATCTGATTGAGAGAGGTGAAATGCTCAACGCGGACGATCTTTTCCCACCAGGAATAGCCGGCGCGGCCGATGGCCTCCCATTGCTGGGCGACGATCTTATTGAGGGCATTCTTGACGAGGCCGGTGAAATCGGCAGTGGTGGCAAGCTGGATGCGCTCGCCATAATAGCCGCCGTGGAGGTCATAGTCGCCGGTGAGCATGAGATAAAGCTCACGGATGCCGGTGAGACGCGCGGGCTTGACCTGGGAGAGACGCTCATCACGCGGCACGCCGAAGAGATCAGAGACGGCGGCTTCGAGCTGATCGGTGGTGGTGTGCATGCCGCTGATGCGGGCGGGACCCTGGATGACGCCGGCAGCAGACAATTCACTGAGCAGGGTTTGCTCTTCGGTGATGGCGAGGTCCAAACTTTGAGGTTCGAAAGGTTCGCCTTGATCGAGCTGGGCATTGAAGCGGGCTTCGACGCGGGCAGCGGATGGACCGGGGAGCCTGGAGGCATCGAGGGAAGCCTTCAAGAGAGTGCGGCAAGTCTGGAGGCGCACCTGGCGCAGCGACTCGGCGGCAGCCGCCTGGCGGCTTTCAGCAGCCCGGGTGGCGGCCTGGGTGGTGAGCAAAGCCTGGGTTTCGGATTCTTCATTACCCTTCGACAGGCTCAGGACGGCGCCGGGCGGGAGACTTTGCAACTGGAGGACTTCATCACCAGGCTGGAGATCTTTATCTTCGATCTCGAAGACCTGGCCATTACGGCGGATGATCTTTTTCATGTGTTGTTCTCCTGAAAGATTTGGATCCACGAAAATACGCGAAATATCGCGAATAGTGGAAGAAGAAAGGAATTTACCTCCGCGCGCGGGGGAAATGACGCAATCAGCGGAATGGACGCGGGTGATCTGTTTGACATCACCATTGGCATGACTGATCACCGAGAGATGCGCGGAGAACCCGACCGTGGCCAGGATGGCCGGGTCGGTTTTGGCGGCCAGGCGGAGCTCGGTCAATGTTTTTGCGCCCGGGCCGCCGGGGATGAGCCTGGCCTGGATGCCCTGTTCCTGCTCGTTCCAGGATGGATCGTGAAGAGCGCCGGCCAGGTTATTGACCGACTGACCCCAAAAATCATGATCGAGGAAGCAAGGCAGGTTATCCCAAAGAGGGAGGCTATCCTTGAGGACAGCTGAGGGGAAATTGAGGCCATGGCCCTGGGCGAGGCCGGCGGTGATGGCGAGGATATCGAAGCCATCATTGGAGGGCAGGGCCTGGAGGTGGAGGATCAATTCATTTGGCATAGGCAAATCCGATTTACGATTGGGGTGGTTCCCTGGCGGCGGGATCATCTTCGCCTGTTGGGCGGGCGTCGCGACCTTTTACGGAGGCGGGTTGCGCCTGGGAGACGGGCTTCAATGGTCTGCGCTGCATTTGGGGAACAGCATAAGGCGGGGCGGCTTCGCCGGCCATGCGGTAGACCAGGCGGAGCAGCTCAGCCTCATCAATGCCGCCCCTATCGAAGATCTCGGCCAGGGGCGGGTAGATGCGGGAGACGGCCAGGGAGAGCAGGGAGTTATCACGCTCGGTGATATCCGGGCCAGAGACAATCACCTGGCTGGCGGGATTGACGCGCGAGTCAAAAGACTTGCGATATTTGACGGCGATCTCTGCAAGATCTTCGAAGATGCCGAGGAAATACTTTTGCATCTGTTCGAGGCCGCGAAAGGTGGGCGTGCCGGCGGCCTCGGCGGTTGTGCGGGTACTGCTTTCAGGCTCGGCGAGATAGTGGGGCGGGATGCCGGCGCCGAGGGCGATCATCTTCTTGAGGGCGAGGCCATCCTTTTCAGCCTCGCCGCTCTCCAGATTGGGAGAGGGCATTTCAACGGTCTCAGTCTCATCCAGCAGCAGCCAGGAACCGGGCGGGGGAGGATTGGCGGCCAGCTCCCGCTGCCTGGCCAACTTGGCGGCTTCACTCTCCCATTTCTTTTTCCAGATGATCAACCAGGCGAAGCGGAAGCGATTCAACCTGGCGCGATCTTCAAGCCAGGAGGAGTAACGGCCGATCCAGGGCAGCATGGGGGCGAGATCTGGTTCTCCCCAGGGGACACCCACCGGCTGATTGAAGGCATAGTGCAGCATGAAGGAAGGCTGAACGTTCGTCCTATCATAGGCCGGCCAGGGAACCCGATCTAATTCGACCGGCTGGAAGGCCAGTTCCTGGTCCACGTCATTCTCGGCGGTGACGATTTCGGCGACCTGGTCAGCGGGAACGCCACGGACATACAACATGCCATTGGCGGGATCAGCAGTGCAAAGGAAGAAAAGATTCCCGGAGCGGGTGGCCTCATCGCAGAACGAAACAGATTTTCTATCCAGCTGATTGAGGGGATGTTTCCACCAGGATTGAAGGAAGGCGTGGGTAGCCTTGTGATCACTGGCTAATGTCAATCCTTCGCCGATGATGAACATGCTGATCAACTTGACGATCCTCCTGGCGATGGGATTGACACGCCACGCGCGGAGACACTCGGCGAGGATGGTCTGGCGATCGTAGTCAAACCTATCTCTATACAACGAAGACATGTTCGAGCCAGGATAGAAA